TAAATAAACTTCCCGTTTCGTTCTAATTGCAAGTTCATTGTAGGCCTGAAAGCTTATGTTATTACATTCGTTTATGTAAAGAATGTCTCTACGCGCACCCCTTAATTTACTTGAATCGTCTGCACTAAAAAATTCTATAAAGCTTCCGTTTAGGAATTCGTATTTTAGTAGGCTTCTATTAAAACTGTTTGGATTATAACGCCCACCCCATCGCATTATCTTTTCGAAGTCACGTAAAGCACCTCTTCGAATATGCGGTATTGATTCAGCGACTACGCTTATTTCTAAATCAGGAATCTTCATTGCTTTATTAGCAAGCACCCAAAGAATAGAAAACGTTTTAGAAGCAGACGTTCCGCCCTGTACTATTTTAGTTCGCTTGTTAAGTTTATGAATCTTGCGAAGTGCTGTCGTTTCCGTCAGTTTCATTTAAATCAAAAAAAGGAAGTTCTATATTCGTTTGTTCTATTTGTTGAACAGGTGCGCCATAACCTGAATCCATTAAAGCTTTATAGGCTGAAACATCGCCTTCACGTGCTTTTTTTATTAGTGCCAAAGTCATTAAATCTTCTTGCGACATTGTTTCTTTTTCGCCTGTTAAAGGGTTCTTTAAGTTTTGATTTACTTCTAACCAATACTTTGCAATAGTGCTTCTATTCTTGCTCCCTTTAGGTCTTCCGTTAGGGTTTCCGCTTTCGCCTTTTTTGAATTCGTGTTTTTTTATGTTTTCTTTATTTGGCATATCGCTGTAGTTTCGCTGTTTATTATTATATTTGTTTTATAAGCGCAGTTAGTGTAATTGGTAGCACATTATTCACTCCTGAATAAAAGTAAAGTTCGAGTCTATTGCTGCGCTCTATTTCTTTCAATTAAACTTATTTTTTTTCCTTTATACATTCCTGCGCCTAATTCATCTATTTTTGAAAATGGCAAAATAGGAACAGTTATTTTACAAGATTTGTCTATTAGATAAATATAACGAAGTTGAAAGCCATCTAATTTTTGTAATGTTTTCCAATAATCTTTTTGATTAGGTCTATGCGCTGAAAATGTTACTTGACTAAATACTTCACCTGTTTTTAAATCAATTCTTTGACCTGTATTATTTTTTACACCTGTTAAATAAAATCCACTTGCTCTATATATAGTACCGTCACCGCATTGAGTGCCATCCGAATAACTTAAAATCCATTTTATATGCGGTGCGTTTTGTTTAATTAATTTTATTGAAATTGAAATACAACGACTTTCTGAATTTTTAGGCAAATAATCGTCAAAAGCCATTCTATTAAGTTCTAACATTTCGTTCCATTTCGTGTTTTCAACAAGTGGTAAAATTTTTCTTTTATCCATACTTGCGCCATAACTTAAAACACCGTGCAATTTATTATCTAAAAACGCTCCAAAGTGAAGTGTGCTATTTGGCACTACCTTACCTGAATAGTGGTGTTTCTTTACAAACTCATTTGCAATCTTTGCAGGTATAACTTTAACTATTATTTCCTTTGCTCTGCCCATTGCATTATTATTAAATAGAGTGCGTTTCCATTCGTGTTTTCGTTGCCCATTGTTTCGCAGTATTTATATTCTTCAGTTTCTTTAATATCTGCTATTGCGTTTTTTATTTGTTCGGCTTGTTCATCTGCCAAAGTAAAAGTCATTTGTTGAAATGGTGCTTTGTCGCCGTCAGGTAAACTAAATTCAGTTCCTAATTCATCTGCGTCTAAATCAAAGCCTATTATATCTAAACCCCAATCTTCAAGCTTTTCTGTGTCCCATTCATTTGCTAATATATCCCAATCCCATTCTCCAAAGCCTACGTTATCTTTAATTAAGAATTCGTGTTTTTGTTCTTCCGTCCATTCGTTTGCTACAATAATTGGAACTTCCTTGTATTTTAGTTCTTTTAGGGCTTTTAAGCGCATATTTCCACCGAGTACAACGTATTTACCGTCTTTGTCAGTAAAAGCGACTATAGGACGTTTATTTAGCATATCAGGGAATTCTTCAATGCTTTTTAAAAGCTTCTTGTACTTTTCGTCTCTTATTATTCTTGGGTTATTCGGATTCGTTTTTATATCCGTTATTTTTACTTTTATCATTTTTAATCCGTGTTTTTCTAATTTGTTTTAAATCACTGTTTATACTTATACTAGTTAAATTAAATTTAATCCATTCGTTAGTTAATTCTTTAGTCTCTGCGTTTATGTATGCTATGGCTTGTGTAAGTCTAGACATTATTCTTGTTCTTTATGTTTATTACTTAATCTAAATAAATTTAAAAATTCGTCTTCGTCTACTTCTTCACAACAAAATAAGTTTTCGCTATCTGTTTCAAAGTGTAGAAAATGTAATCCGTCTTTCTGTAGCTTTTCGATAATCATTTTAGCGTAATCGTGCATATTTTCACCACTATCCAAAATAAAGTATTTATTCTCCGTACTCATCGTAAACCTTTTTTAGTTTGCTTATTGTGTCGCGCCAACAAGAACCGCAGCTTGAAGACATTTGAACACGTTGATTAAATACCCTTTGATAGATTTCGCTTAATACTGCTTGTTCGCTTACGCTTATTGTATTTTTTCTTTCACGATTATAGAATTCGTTTAAATAGTTGTATTCGTGTTCTAGTAGGCAGTTCGGCTTTTTGTATGGGAACATTCTATTAAGCTTTGCTTTACGTTCTTCACATCCGCAATCTTCGCCTAGTATAAACTTGGCTACCTTTGAAACGCCTGTAGCTTCTAAAACTTGTTCTACAGTATCGCCTAATCCTTCGGCTTTTTTCGTTCGTGTTTTTCTTGTTGTTTTCGTTTTTTTTTCCATTATTCAATTATTAGTTCGTATTCTTTATTCTTGTAATCAATATAGTCTTCGCCTACATTTTCTTTAATTCTTTGCTTGCAATGTTTAAGCGTTTGAAATATACTTTTTACGCTTATATTAGTTTCATTACTTAATTGCCTTATTGATTTTCCTGAATCCTTATAAATCTCATATAAAAGCTTATCGTACCAATGCCAAGAAAGTGTTTCTTCTTTTATTTTTTTTAGGATTGTTAAATAAGCTTCGTGTTTTTCTTCTTCGTTTTCTTCGCTTGTTAAATAGTGTAAATTTTCTATGCTTATAATTTCGTATTTGTCGCGTTCTTTCAGGTAATCTATATAAATGTTTCTAATTACAAAATAAACGTAGCTTTTATTTACTTTGCCGTTCGTTATTATGTTTTCAGGCTTGCAGTATTTAATCATGCGTAAATAGGCTTCTTGTACAATGTCTTCAGCTAAAAATGTTTCGCCAAACTTTCGAACTACTTCAACATAGTCTTTATGATGTTCAGCGACTTTTTCTAGCCATTTCATTTATACAAATGTATGATTATTTTTTCAACATTGTATTGACGAGTTTTTAAACAATAAGTTGTTAACAAAAAAAAGCCCCTAGTATTGAGGGGCTGTTCCTTTTTCGTAATAATACCTACTGACGTATTTATCAATCTTTTTTAACGTACTTAAACTTACATCTTTTTCTAGTAAGAATTTATCTATTTGTATGTGCTGTATTTTTTCGCCTGTTTTTTTTATTTCTTTTATTATTTGATAGCGATTTTTTTCTTTTAAGATTTGCTTCAGCATTTTGCGTAGTGTGTAGTCATCTATAAACATTGTAATCATTTTAGAAAGGTAGGTCGTTAAAGCCTTCGTTTTTTATTTCGTGTTTTTCTTCAGCTATGTAAGGTTCGCTTACTAAAACGCTAAAGTACTGCATTCCGTTTTTACTTGTGTTTACCCATAATGCTATTTGCTTTTCTTCGCCATTTACGTTTATTGTTCCGCTGTAATCAGGCTGCGTTTCTTTTTCTTTTTTTAGGTTCTTAAATATAGCGCCTCTGTTTATTTTATTTTCCATTGTTATTTATTTTTAAATTGTTTCTATTATTTTATTATAGTATTCCCTAGCTAGTTCTATTTTTTCTTTTATAGCTTCTATTACGGATTCGTCTTTTTGTATTTTAAAGACTTTTACGCGCTTTTCTAGTGGAATGTGGTCGAAGTTATGCTTGGCTTCTATAAAGTGCCTTATTTCTTCGCTTTCTTCTATTGCGTGTTCTTTCCAATGTACGCGCCTAATTTCATCTTCTACGATTTCGCTAGGCGTGTTAGTTAAGCAATACACTAGAAGGCTTTCTTCTTTGCCTGTTAACCACATATAGCCTTGTAGTTGGTAGAAGTAATCTTTGTTAGGAATTTCGTCTTCAAACCATGGAAAAGTAGTTCCATCGAAGCTTGTTTTTACATCTAATAATACTTCGTTCGTGTTTACGTCGGG